TTGAGTAAGCCATTGCTGTTACAGCAGGGCGAGCAGCTTCAACTGCGGCAGCCTCAACTGTAGGTGTTGCTTCGACTGCTGAAGTGGTTTCTTCCACGGTGGCTGTCTCGCTTTCTGTTGGTTGGGTAGGTTCAGCGACTTCATCTTGTGATGCCGCTATATCGGTTACTGCCGCAGACTTGAATGCCGCTGCTTGTACCAAACTTACTTCGAGCAGGTCAGCGCTCGACACATACAGCACGCCATTCTTAGGCTTTGCTGCATTGACCATAACTCCGACTGAAAGGCCAGTACGAAGTTCCTCGCTTGCTTCGATTAAAGCATCTGTGCCGCGAGATGACTTTGAGATCTTGAAAGAAGCAAAGATCCCCTCATCAGTTTCGTTAAAGAATTGAGCGCGACCGATAGGCTGCTTTGGGTCATGTTCCAATAGGAGTTTGACTTTGCTGGTGTCAGAGATGTTTATCGCACCGCGCTCAAAGACAACTGCACCGGCGGAAGTGTTTCCAACTTCGCCGCCGAATGGCACTATTTTGCCAGAGATAGTGCGCGCTGCGCTATCTGCTGTAAGTTCTGCCGAGAATGTCAACATCTCGTTCATTGCATTTCACCGCTTCCGTTAGGAGTTAAGTCAGTCATTTCCATGGCCTGATCTTGGGTAATTAGTTGAAGGTCAAGAAGTTCGCGAATGATCTGAAGTTCTACGATCGGATCTGTACGGAGATAGTTCTTGTCGATATCGAATTTAACAATGTTTCCGCGAGCGGTGATATCGTCCATTGAGAGACGATCCTCGATCGCTGACACGAATGGCTGCAAAGATAGTGTTAGGAACTGCTTGCGCTCGTCCTGGACATTTGCGTAAGTCATTGTCGTGTTCTGATCTGCTGAGACATAGTAAGGCGGGATATTGCAAAGGCGAGCGATCTCAGTTGCTAGGTTCTGGATAGCGTCTGAGTAGCCCATTTCTTTAGGGCTAAATCCAACTGTCTCGTAAGATAAAGTTGAAGTTAAATAGGCAGTTGATCTATTGTTGCGAGCATTTTTCCAAGCAGCTAATAAGCCTTGCACTTCTGCTGGTGGTAAATCTGCGCCTGAATTGCGGATATAACCAGTCGGGCTTGGAGTGGATAGTGCTACGTTCGCGGCTTTTTGTGCATCAAGCGCTGCACGAATAGTAGAATTCCCGGTATTTAATATGCCGTCGCTTAGTGACTGGAATGTAATAAGTGAACCAAGGCCGTCCATCGGTACGGTTGTGCCGTCAACTGCATAAGACTTTACATAGACATTATCTCGATCGAGTGTTGCAGTTACGCGAGAGTTAGCAACCCACTCAAAGCGAGAAGGTCTGCCGTCCTCTTGATAGGTCTCAACAACCTGCCAGAAGGCTTGGCCATAAAATAGGAGACTGTCAACCGTGTACGCAATAGTTACAGAACGAGGCTGTGAGTAAGAAGGTTGATCTAGCCATAATGGCTTACCAAGTTCCTCACCAGTTGATTTCTTGTAAAGTTCTAAAGGAATTGTGCCGATAGTACCAGCAAGTAAGTTGCGGCAACGCGCTAGGGCAGGAACGCCCATTGCTTCAGTACGACCAACATAGGCGAACTGGAAGGGCATTGCATAGGGAGAATATTCACCGAGAACTTGCGGAGCAGCTTGCGCTTCAATAGTTGGCGATGATGTTGCACCTGTAAGGCGCGAAAGGATACCCATAGAGGGCAATTATACACTAGATATGGGTCAACCTGCGTATATAGCCGCTACCTGTTGTGGTTTCATTAACATCGACACAACCATTGCCAAAGCGATCGGTGCAGATACATCGCCTGCCGATTTTCTTTTAACGATACGCCAAGCAGAGTCATTGACCTTGGCTGCGCAGTTATTCATCTGCTGCATTAGGTTGGCTTGTCCGTTATGAACTACGCGGTGATTAACTAGGCCATCGAGTAAGTCTCCGCAGGCTTGATAGAACTGCTGGCCTGAAATGTCTTGAACCATGCAACCCGCATTCGATAACTTATCGGCGATCGACTGGGTTGTGTACTTGTCGTAGCAGATTTGTCTAGGGCGATACTGATCAGACCAAGCCTTTATCTCAGCTGCGATCTTTAGATCATCGACAGAGACCGCTGACTCCCAAGTCTGCAAGATGCCTACGCCAATTTTGCCGTCTGGCAATATCTGGCCTGCAACGAGTGAAGCATTGCGCCTCGATGGTGACACATCAAAGCCAAAGACTGTATATCCGCCGGGCGGGATCTGAAGTTCGCTGTTGCTAGTCTCCTCAAGAATGCCATGCGGCCAAGGACTGCTAAGAGAGTCGATCCATTGGCATAAGGTTTCGGTGCGAGTATTTTCAATGGGCGAAGTCGCTATTGCTTCCTCGATCGCTGCTTCTGTAATTGTGTAGCCAAGCGCTGGGTTGGCTTGCGCCCATGCCGCTCGATCATCGATCTTGCAATACTGAGGCGCTGAGTATTCATAGAACCCGAAAGACTTAGGTGGGTTGTCCAGCGCTCGTTCTCTTAATTGGTTTAAGACCGTGCTAAACGCATCTCCCGCATTCGATGTCAGCAGAACATGGCTATTAGCGTGTGCGCGGGTTACCGGCATCGCTGCTCGATAGCCTTCCTCGGAGATTTCGCGAACTTCATCGATATAAAGCAGGCCGTTAATAGATCGACCGCGTGAGCCGTCTCTAGTCGCTGCTACAACATCTAAACGCGCCCCAGATAGCATCTCGATCGACTCTGTGCCGTTAGCGTGACGGATCTGCTTGACCATGCCCTTGAGGTGGTCATTATTCTCAAGCGAGTTAGCAACCTGTCGAAAGGTCTCAAGCGCCATCGAGCGATTAGAGGACATGATCAGAACATCGGTATTCCATTTCAGCAAGTGAGTCAGGATCAGCATTCGCGCTAAGAATGTCTTGCCATTCTGTCTTGAGATCAGCAATAGGCTGGATTTGCGGATCCACATATCCTTCTTGTCCACGGTCAACATATCTTTGAGGACATACTCCTGGTAGGGCAAGAATGAGACATTGAGCAGCTTGGCGATCTCTAAAACATCATCGAACTTAGATTTGCCCTTTAAAGGTACTGACTGGATACGCGGTTTAGTTGCCCCTCGTAGCGCTTGTTTCTTTTTGGCAGGCATCAGGACTGATCTGGATCGGGTCGGCTAGTAAATGGACTGTCTTGGTGAACTTTGGACTGTGTTGGGGAGGGGCTGCCAGAAAAGACAGGGGGGGTAGGCACCCTACCTAAAAAAGAGGCCTGATTTCGGCTGCCTTTCGATGAGTTGCATGACTGGCAACAAGCAACCGCGTTCTCGAAGTTCACTACCAAGTCAGGCGCTTTGCTAATTGGAATGATGTGATCTACGGTCGCAGCTGGAGCCGCGCAATAGAAGCATGACCACTGATCCCTTGCTAATACCTTTAAGCGAAAGGCTTTATAGTCTCGCGTTAATCTTGGATCTCCACGCTTTGCCATTACTGCCAGCCTCTAGTCTTTAGATGATGTAGTGCCTTGCAATAGTCCGGTATCTCATAGTCAAGACCATAGCGCTTAGATACATAATACCAATAGATATAGAACTGATAGTCATAAGGCTTATCCCTCATAGACTCAGTACGCATTTGATAATAACCATGATGACTGCCATTAACTGCATCTATCTGCCATCGAGACTCTCGATATACGATCTCGTTATGGCATCTATATTGCTTATCAGTTAGCTGTTTATTGGCTAATACTCTTAAGCCTTTAGAGGCATCTATTGAAGCCTGACTACTAGGCATAAGTGCCATAGATAGAGATAGCCCAATAACGGCGGTTACCGAGCGCGCTGCGCCTTTCGGGCGCGCTCTGAAGCCTTGATGGCTTCTAGCCGTAAGTGTACCGAACACACTCTGCATTTCAGCAAAAGTCCTGCTCAGACGGCGTGGCGAATTACTTATCTGTGGAATAGAAGCCAGAGCCTTTAAACTGGATACCGAAAGAGCTGTATATCTTGCGCATCGGTTCATGGCAGAACCCGCATTCAACATCGTGTGGTTCATTTATCTTTAACTCCTTCTCGTATCTGAGGTTGGCCTCACATAGATCATTAGTACATTCAAACTCGTAGATGGGCATTACTTCTCGACTCCATGCATTGTCTCCAAGTGGCTCAGCATCATGCGGCTAACCTCTTTCTGGCCAAGGAAGCCCCAAGCCGATAACAGCGAGTAACCGCAATAGCAAGTGTGTAAAGCCTCTGGTAATACATTTCGTTCATCGCCTGCTTTTGGCATTACTGTTCCTCCCGGCAGAACTTGCATCGTTCTCCTAGTGCATATATGCCACAGTCTAGGCATCTGGTTATGTCTTTATCCTCGATCACATCTTTGCGATCTTTATATCCCGCAGCTAGTAGTAACTCCACCAGATCGCCAAGGCGCAGCATTGCTACATATTCCTCAGCCTTCTCGCCTTGCCCGTTGAGTCTAAAAGCAGCGAACCCCAATAAGCCACTCTCTTTAGTCCGACTCTCGATCTGGCGGAGTGTTCCTACTACATCGAGTCCTGTGCGTGCTTTGACCTCGCAGTCGAACGGAACATTGAGAATGTCACGCCCAGAACCTCGACCTACTGAAGCACCTTCCCACCAGCGCCTCAGATACTCTGCAACTACTCGCTCTGTGCGAAAGCCGCGGTGTTTTCTACTTTGAGACATTAACTGCGTGACACTTCTTGCATGACCATGTAAGTACAGTACCTTGAACCCAGAATGCTAGTTCCTCGCGTGGTACTGGCTCATTACATAAATGACAGATAATTCGCACTTGCAGGCTGTTTAGCAATTCCTGGTGTTTAGCCTTCTCGGCCAATTCATCATCAGTAGGAAAGTTCTCCCATTCACCATCTTGGTTCATAAACTGTAAGCCGCTCATGCTTTGACCTCCTGTGGCTTCCAAGTGCCATCAGCTGCGATCTTGTACCAGATCACATCTCGACAGACATAACAGTCGAACTTGCCCCATGGCTGATTATTCTTTTGGCTTACGCCTGTTTTCCATGTCATAGGTTTATGGTCATGACAGTTGCGACATAGTGGAATGTCTTTATCTATCTTGACTGCACCTAAAGTATCTTGAACTAGTGCTATTGCATCTGCACTCGATGGCGCAGCTTGTACCGCCTTAGTTGTCCAAGGATCGTCCTCGACCGGCATCGTAATCTTGTCCGCTAACTTCTCAGCGAAAGGCTTTGGCTCTGCTGCTTTGACTTTAGACATCTCCTCGCGGCTAGGGCGTTTGCCTTTCGTAACATAGCCTGCGTTAGCCAATGCCCGACCGATCGCACTCGTTTCGCAGTTCTCAAGAGCGCTCGTAGAATTAACTCCTCGCGTTGAGACTGTTTCCTCTGCATAGCCAGTTGTCCAAGCCGATGCATCAACTTCAGTTCGATAAACAGAAGCCTTAACAATAAATCGCTGAAGCGTTGACTCAACCAAAGTAGTTTCAATTCGACCATCTGGGTGTTCCTTCCAGAACTTAACTAGGCGTTCTTCGACTGTCTCGTAATCTTCAAGATTAAACATATTGCTCATTCTCCTCTGTGTGCAGTTGCGCTGCAATAGCAGCATAAGCCACTAGATCGACATAAGTGTCAGTCTTTGCAGTCTCCATGCTTCGGGCTATTTTGACGAGTGCCATGCACATCGCGACTTGGTAATCAGTAACCGGCATTTCCAGATAACTCGACCAGAGGGCAGCAGTTCTTGCCATGTTGTCAGTTGGGTGACCGTAATCCATTCCTCGGTCTTGGATAGTTGCTCTTGCTTCGTTGAGATAGTCTCTAGCATTCATCGGCCGACCTGCTCAAGTTGACGAGCGATCTTACGAGCTGCGATGCGACCCTTGATCTTGCCATGCTCAAAGCCTTTGCCATAACCAAAGCCAAAGCCGATTAACATGCCTACTGCTATCGATAGAGTTATTGCTATATCTGCGTTCATTTACTGCCCTTCTACTGCGCCCTTCGCAGCTTCTTGGCATAAGTGTTGCATAAATATCTGACTATCTGACGGTGTGTTGATAACGAAACGGTAACAATTCTCCATCGTCCATCGCATCATCGATCGTGCGCCTTATATCGTTATCTAGATCGTCCATAACGCCGACCAGCAACCACGAAAGTGCCGTCCTTTTCGATGTTGATTAGGGTCACTTGGCTATCCTCAACGATAATAAAAGCCTGCTGCCAGTTCATAGTTCCCTTGGTATAGCCTGCCTTGCGGATATCCATCAGATGCCCGCCTTCTACGCCTCGCAGAATACGCCCTATTTTGCCCCCAGAAGCCTCTGTAAAGGCCGATACGCCCGCTCTGTGAGTGTGACCGCAGACCACGCTTAAGCCGTGCCTACGAGCCGCTCCAAGGGCTGTAAGACCCGCGTTAGGGTTTATGCCCTGCTCATCTCCGTGGACTGCTACCCAGCCCTTAGCGAAGGCGTATGGCTTCTTATGGTAGGTGATGCCTAGTTCATCTAAACGCATAAAGCGTTCAAAGCGTAACTCTGGCAATGCCAAGAATGCTGGGATCTTTTTCATGATGACATTGTAAAGACGATCTGTGTGATTAGAACGGATCATGTGGGCTTCTTTGGAATGCTCAACCAGAGACCATAGAACTTCTACTGCTAGGTCTCGATCCTCAGCTAGTGTTTGCTCGTACCAGCCTGGAGTGTTTTCTGTCCATCGGCTGATCTGTGGGAGATCAATTTCATCTCCGAGTGTAATAACGCTATCTGGGTGGTATGCCTTAATAAAACTTGCAACATTGCGGACAGCAACTTCATCGTGATATGGAACCTGTAGATCTGGAACGATTACAGTTCTTTTCATTGTTAATCCTCATCGTCATCATCGTATGGGATCTCGCCGGGCAAGTTAGGAAGCCAGTTAGGTGTTGGCAAGATAGTGGCAGGATAAGTTAAAGGTTCAAGGAGAATAGCCAGAGACATTTCTGGTGAAAACCCTGCTCGTCTTAGCGATTTGTAATACTCATTTAGCCCGATGCAGTACTGATCGAGCATAGAGTAAGCCTCTAAGTCGATAGCCTTCTTGCGTGCCATGTAAATATTATCGCTCTAGAAGTATGTTGTAGATCTCATCGACACGCGTATTGAGTCGCTTAATCTCCGACAGCAAATGCGTGATCACATAGCCAGCCAAGCCACCCACTATCGCAAGAGTAGCAATATAAAGATTTAGAAGGTCTGTCTGTGTCATCGTTTAGGTGTCGCATATCCAAAGACCCCAGCGAGTACAGCCCAAAGAATTGAGCGGTAATCTGCTGCGAAGTTAGAAGCTGCCCAAGCAGATAGGAACGCACCTGCTGTGAGTAGGTAAGGGTTTTTCATATTCATGCTTGGCCTCCTAGTAACGGTACTTTAAAGAACGAACCATCGTTATCGC